AGGATTCTTGGAGGCAAAAAGGGTGGTAACATTGCTGCTCTTGGTACGGCGGGTTCTGCACTTTTTCAACAGGGACTTGGCCCAGACGGTTTTAGTTTAGACAGTTTGTTCGGTGGTGGGTCTGATAAACAAGCTACTCAGGTAACTAAAACGGCTAATCCGATTATACAAAAGGGATCATCTGGATTTCCTAGTGCGGATGCTACAGCAAAAATCGCTCAAGCTTCTAATGTTGTCAAAGACATAGCACCTGTTTTTACACAAGGCGAAGGCACACTTGGTTATGCAGACTTTTTGGTAAAAGCAGGTCTTCTTGACCCAAACAGTAAAGTAACAGACCTTTTAAATACTAAAGTTGGTGAAGCGTTAGCAACGGGTTTAGGATCACAATTAGCATCTAAATTATCTGGTAGCGGTGGTGGATCTTCAGGATCGGTGAGTAGCCCATTTGGTGGTATAGGTGACATATCAATAAATGCGATTAGGCCAATTGAAGTGGCTGCGGGTGGCTACATTGATGACCAGTATTTTCCAAGGCGTAATGGTGGTATTATGCCATCTGAAGGTTCAGGTCAAAAAGATGACGTTCCTGCTATGCTTATGGCAGGTGAATTTGTATTAACGAAAGACGCTGTAAAAGGTCTTGGTAATGGCGATTCAAATCGTGGTATTGAAAAAGCTTATTCAATGATGAACAAGTTAGAAAATAAGGCGGACAGCTATGTCGGGTGATGATTTAATAAACAGATCGGAAGCGGTACAACGCCGCCCAGAATACATTGAGCGTTTAGAAAAAGCCTTATTGGGTCAAATATTTGGAACTGAAAATGAATCAGGAGCCTTAACTGGTGGTATATTAGACGCCGCAACATATCCTGATTTATTTCGTGTAGCACCATATAAAATGGCAGGTCAAACAGGTCGTGATGCAGAAACAGGAGCGATTACAGGTCTTGGTCTAGAAACTTTTGCTGCACAAGCTCTTTCTCAAGATTCAAATAATGATGGCATTCCAGATTTTATGGGACGTTATAGTCCTTACTTTGAAACAGCGGGGGGTGCCGCTACAGGTGGCATTGAGGCATTAGGTCGTGGTCTTGGCACTGTAGGAGAAGCAAAGACATTCTTTGGACCTGCGGCACAGTATGTTTCTGGTGGTCGGGGTATGTATGATCCATCACAGTATGTATCACAATTTATGTCTCCTTATACTGATGAAGTTATTGATGAAGTAGAAAAAGACATTGAGCGACAAGGAAATGTGGCTAGAAATACAGCTAGAGCAAAGGCCGTTGGAGCAGGTGCCTTTGGTGGTTCAAGACAAGGTGTGCAAGCGGCTGAAATAGAAAGAAGCATTCTTGATGCGAAATCTAAGGCTTCAGCAGATTTAAGAAATAAAAGTTATACTCAAGCTCTTGCTGCATCACAAGATGCCTATCAACAAGGAGCTACTAGAAATTTAGAAGCAGGTCGATTAATGGGTGGCCTTGGTCAATCTGTTGGTCAGCTTGGTTCGCAGTTTGGTAGTCTTGGTGGTCAATATGGAACTCTAGCAGGCACAACCGCAGATATTGGTCGTGTGTACTCAGCGTTACAGCCTGCTGATCTTGCATTTATGACAGGCGTAGGTGAAAATGAACGTGCGTATCGTCAACAGATGATAGATACAGCAAGACAAGAATATCAGCGTCCAACAGAGCAGGCACTGTTACCGTTTCAGTTTGGCTATGGTGCGCTTACAGGAACTCCTTCAGCAGGTATTTATTCTGAAACTCAAGCAAGTTATGCGCCTCCTGCTAACCCATTTCTTTCTGGTATTGGGGCTTACACAACGCTTCAGGGCATTAACCAAGCATAATAAGAGGGCATAAGATGGCGAGTTCTTTACAGCAGTATAGACAAGAGCTAGAAAATAGAAACTTACCAAGCGATCTTATAGATAGAATGGTAAGGTCTAGGCAGAAATCTACACGCGATGTAGCTTTACAGTCTGGATTAGGAGAAAGAATATTTGATAGAATTTTGGGTGGCACCAGTGCGGCAGGTTATACCATTGCGGGAGGTTTGTCTGATTTAGCAGGGGGTCTTGGTGGTTTTTTAGGTGGCCCTTTTACTGAAGATGCAGCAATTTTAAAAGAGTTTGCTGATGAAGCATACAGGAGAGCAAAGCCGCTTGCTTTAGAAGGTTATAAACAAGGATCTGTTACTGCATTAAAAGATGCGATCCCAACAATAGACTTGCCTTTCTATAGTGAAACAGAAATGTTAGCTAATTTGCAGGATAAAATAAATTCTCCAGAATATTTAGGTGAGTTCAGTGGATTAAATCCACGTAATTATGGTATAGAAACCAAACCTCCCGCTCCAAAATTATCTGAACAAGAAATGGCGAATGTCTTTTCAGATGTAGAAGGAAAATCTGATTTATATAGACAACTTAAAGAAATAGAACTTAGGAATAAAAATAAAAAAGTTCCAGATGTAGATTTTATTGACCCTTCATTAGCTGAAGCTAATAAAGAACAGACAAGAATATCACAAGCAAAAGCAGAAGAAAAAGCTTTATCAGCGCAAGAAGAAAGCTTTGACCAACCAGATCCAGATCCAGATTCAGATCCTGTTACTGATTCGTTTATGGAAGTGATGAAACAGTTAATAGAAGATTCGGGAAAACAAGATGTTGCAGTCAAAGGTGAGACTAAAAAACAAAAATTAGATCGTTATAAAAAAGAGTTTGAAGATGTCACTGGCATTGATGCAAGCGGTAAGGTTGATAAAAGCCGTACTCTAATGGCGTTTGGCATGAAGCTTATGCAGAATCGTGCAGGCTCAGGATTTGATCTTGGAAAAATATTTCGTGAAGTTGGTGAAGCAGGTGAAGCCGCCATGCCTGAGTTAAATAAGGCAATTGATCGTGCAGATACTGCAAAACTCGCTGCGGGAAAATATGCACTACAGCAAGTAGCATCTGACGAATCAGCCGCTGCTGCTTTTGCAAAAGAAAGAAGACTTGCTGATGATGCGTTTAAGCTAAAGATAATGCAGCTTGAGTATGATGCCGCGAAAGATAAGGCAAAAGGGAATGAGTTTAAAAACGTAAAAGCTATTCAGCCAGTGAAAGATTTAGATATTCACTATGGAATACAAGATGGTCAAACTGTGTTGGCTAAAGCATCTGGAGATGCTTCACGATTGGCAAGTACCTTTAACGCATATTCAAAAGCTCAAGTAATGTTAAATCAAATGCAATCTGATTTAGAAGAAATAGCTGCGGCGGATTCTCCTACACTATTTAAATTACAAAGTAGAATAAATAATGTATTAGTCGGTTTTGGCTTAAAAGATGCACAAGTTGAATTTGGTGACGATAAAATATCTTTAGAGGACAGGGTAGCTAAAGGCAGACAAACTCTTATAAATGAATTTAAAAGAGCCTTATTGCAAGAAAGCCAAGTATCAGATTTGGATTTAAATACCTTATTTGAATCTTTAGGAGAACAGAAACTTTTTGATAACCCTAACGCTGCTGTAGGCGCTATAACAAATATGAAAGGTTATTTTGCAAATAAGAAAGCATTATTGTCTCCAATAATAACGCAGTTTCGTGACGAATATTATTATAGAAACAATGAAGAATACACAAAAGCTCAAGAAATTTTAGATACAGCTTTAAATAAAAGATTTTCTGTTCAAAAAGGAGTCGCAAATGAAGGCCGAACTCTTCTTGATATTACTCAAGAAGGTAATTCATAATGGGATTGATAACGATAGACACTAAGTATGGTCCTATAGATGTAAAGATAAAAGGTAATAAACCTACAAGTGAAGAGTTTTTCAAACTCGACGATATAGAGGCTCAACCTGAAAAATATATTCCTAAAGAAATAATAGATGCATATAGCAAATCTTTAAAAGGTGAAGATCAAACGTTTGATTACGCAACTGGTATTCAAGACGGAAAACTTCGTCGTATGTTGGGTAGAGCAGATACCAGAGGAGATGAAGAGAAAGTATTAAAAGAAGCGTTTGGTCTTTTAGAAACAGAATTTACTAGAGATAATAGAGGAAGACTTGCTTTAACGCCAGAAGGCGCACAAAAGTTCGGGATTGAAACAAATAAAAATGTAATCATTGATGAAAAAGGTTTTACCCGTCAGGATTTTTCCGACTTAACTGGAGTTGGAACAACCGTGGCAGGTGGTGTGGCAGGAGCCGTAGCAGGAACTTTAGTTGGCGGTCCAATAGGCGGAATCATAGGTGCGGGTTTAGGTGGCGCAGGTGGTAAATCGGTAGAAGAAGCCACAGAAGCCTTACAGGGCGTACAAGCCCAAGAAGGTAAAGAAATAGCAAAAGATATAGCTGTTGAAGGACTAATAGCTGCGGCAGGTGAAGGTATATTCGCAGGTTTAGGTAAAGCATTTCGTGTTGTCTCAGGCACAAGTGGAGTTGGTAAAGGTCTTCCAGATGATAGAGTAAAAGATATTTTAGCAGCAGAAAAAAAAGGTTATTTACCATCTCTTGGCGCTATAGGCGCTCCTTCTCTTATTTCTCGACAACAGGCCATATCAGAAAAAGCTTTAGGAACATCTGCTAGACTTAGAAAAAACCATGAAAATATTATGAAAGATTTAGAGTGGTTAAAAAATGAAGCAGGTCAAGTTGACTTAGATGGTGCCGCACAAGTTCTAACGAGTGCTTCAAAAACAGGAAACAACAAATTAAAAACAATAGTTAAAGATCAAGAAGTTCGTCTTTTAAAACATATGGAAGAGATAGCTGACAATCTTGGTCGTGCTTCTCAAAGAGACAGTGCTATTACAGATGATTTATTTAAATCATTTCAAGAATCTTACAAAGCATTTGATGATTTAGTTGAAACCAAGTTTTTAAATATTAATAATGCTTTAGAAGATAGTGTTGGAGATAGTGCTATTTTTAAAACGAGAGGTATAGCTGATGATGCTGCAAGAGCCGCTCAAAAATTTGAAAACGCTGTTCCTGGGACAAACCCTGCTAGGGCAGGAGCGATTTTAAAAACAATATCTGAATTAGGTGATAAAGCATCTTTTGGTCAATTGTATTATGCAAGAAAAAGTTTGCGCGATGCGGGAATGTTTAACATTACATCTGATACCATCGGAAACGTAGTAGATGATTTTTTACCGCAAATTGATAATTTACTTGATTTAGCAGCAAAGGGAAGAAACAACTTTTTAAATAGAGCATTGCCAGGGGCAGAAAACCAAGCCAGTAGAAAGCTTCTTAGAGAAGCCGCTCGTGATTTAAGCAAAGCTCGTAATTTTTATAGAGAGGGCAATCAGCGTTTTGAAAAAGTAAGTGCCGCTATAAACAAGAAAGCATTAATTGACATTGTAAGAAATGATACGCCTGCAAATGCACAAGAGATGATGAGATCTTTGATAAGAAAAAATAACCCTCAATTATTAAAAGATGCAAAAGAAGTTGTAGATGAGTTTGCGGGTGCGGGAACATTTGACCCATTAAAACAAAGATTAGCGTCTTCGTGGATAAGATCAACTTTACAAAAGTCAGAAAATTCATCCACAGGAAAATTTTCAGGTTATAAATTCAAAGATGAATTAGATAAATTAGGATCTACAGCAGATGAATTATTTGGAGATGGTGTTGGAGAAATAAGAAAATTTGCCGAACAATTGAGCGCCTTGTCTTTAAGAAATGTAGATCAGACTGTAATAGACGATTTTGTTAAGGCGGGTGCCGATGATTCAGGAATAAATCTTTTAAAAAAATTATCTACAGCCCAAGATGATCTCGCTACGTTCAACCAAAATAATATAGCTAAAAAACTACGAAGTGGAAACATTACACCGACTGAAGCAGCAGAATTAATTTCAAGTAATTCTATGAGAGCAGAGGATATTGCATCTTTAAGAAGATTTTTTGATGACGATGCTGATGCTATAGGAAAAATTCGTGCTTACTACATGGATAATTTAATCGGTGATTTTCAATCAAACTTTTTAACTGATAGAACTCAATTTGCAAAGTTTGGAGAAAGGCTTACAAAAAATAAAGCAAAGATAGAGGTCATTTATGGAAAAGAAATGGCTAAAGAAATGGATGAGTTTGGTAGAATTATGAAACTACTTGGTGAATCTGCTAACGGCGGTGATCTTGTGGCGGCAAATATCGCAGCTAGTCCGTTAGAAAATTTAGGCACAATTGCAAGGTTGGGTATTGTTGGTAAATTATTTTCATCACCTCGTTTTTACAAAGCATTTACTAGAAAATATAAAAGATTATCTCCAGATCAAGATGCAAGTTCTCGTGGTCAAATAGCAGGAGAGCTTTTAGCCGATGCTATATCATCATTAATAGCACAAGGAACAGCGCAATCTATTGACCAAGCAGTTGGGGAAACTGCGAAACAAGTATCATCAGTAATGCAAAACGCACAAAGACAGACCAAAACAACGCCACCTCCAACTCCAGTTCCTCAAGTATTACCGCCAATAGAAACTGGCTCTATAAACAAAACCCCAAACATTCGACAGAGAGCAAAAGAAAACCCCGCAATAGCATCAACACTCTTAGGGGGTCTTGGTAGCGCAGATCTTCTTTAGTCTTCTATAACCGCTGATATTCCCCCGACCATTGCTCTAGCAATTGGTGGTGTTATCTTTTTAAGACCCTGGCTTCTGTATTCTTCATCAACAAGCAAAGATAATTGCTGTGATATGTTTCGTCTTTCTTTGTTTGCGATCTGTACGATCTTCTCATAAGTGTCTACATTGACACCTATAGACTTGTATTTAGATGGTTTAGGCACTAGCATAACTCCCATAATGTTCTCGAAACCAACATATAATCCCAAACTAAAAAGGTCAAGACCCAAGTACGGCAACAAGAAAACTGTGGTTGATGGGATAAAGTTTGATTCTAAATGGGAATCACAAAGGTATCTTTATTTAAAATCTTTAGAAAAAGCAGGGCGAATCAAAAATCTTATTTTGCAACCCAAGTTTCTTATTACTGTGAACGGACAAAAGATTTGTGCATACATAGCAGATTTTGAATATGATAAAGAACATGCAAACGGTGAGTGGGAACATATTATCGAAGATGCAAAAGGTATGGAAACCCCTGAATTTAAACTAAAAAAGAAGCTTATGAAAGCTGTTCATAATATTGATATCTATCTTTCTAAAAAAAATAGTTGACATACATCCCATACTTTTCTAAGTTGAAATTTCTAGAACTAAAGAAAGTATTATTATGGACAGTATAAAGCTGCTCAGTGAAAGAGATGAACTTAAAGAGCATATTGATATGCTCAGGGGTGAACTCAAGGATCTTGAAGAGCAAATCAAAGACACTTTTTATACCCAGGCTCGTGATGCGTTACGAGCAGATGGTAAAGATTTTGGCACCACACACATGATTGCAGGTAATCAAAAGCTTAAAGCTAAGGTTACTAAAAAGGTCGTGTGGGATCAGAATGAATTAGGCTGTGTATTGGAGGCAATGGCTCCAGAAGACGCACAGCACTATGGGAAGCTTACGATTGCAGTTGATGAGCGTAAGTATACAGCAGCACCACCCGCTATCAAATCGTTACTTGAACCTTGCCGTAGCGTTGAAGTTGGTGGATTTACAGTAGAAGTGGATAATTAATATGAGTTTACAAATTATTTCTGCTGAACAGCGTCTTGCGGAAAAGCGTGGTCACAAGGTTGTGGTCTGCGGTGCAAGCGGTGTAGGCAAAACAACTTTGGCTAGAACATTAGAGCCACACTCGACACTATTTATGGATTTGGAAGCAGGGGATGCAGCAATCGAAGGATATGAGATTGATGTTATTCGTCCTCAAACATGGATAGATTGTCGTGACTTTGCTTGTTATTTAGGGGGGCCAAACCCTTCCTTGGCAGACGATCAACCATATAGTGGGGCACATTATGAGTATGTGTGTCAGCATTTTGGTGATCCAGAACAGACAATCAATAAGTATGAAACTCTGTTCATTGATTCGATTACGGTTGCAGGGCGATTGTGTTTTCAATGGTGTACGCAGCAACCAGATTCAAGGTCTGATAGAACAGGCAAACTTGATACTCGTGCAGCTTATGGTTTGCATGGGCGCGAAATGATGGGGTGGCTTACACAGCTACAACACATTCGCTCAAAGAATGTAATCTTTGTTGGGATTTTAGATGAAGTTACCGACGATTATGGACGCAAGCAATATGCGTTGCAAATCGAAGGGTCTAAAACTGGCAGAGAATTACCAGGGATCGTAGATGAAGTGATCACGATGGCTGTTATGGCGGGAGACAACGGTCCATATCGTGCCTTCATCTGCGGTGCCTTAAATGAATGGGGCTATCCTGCAAAGGATCGCTCTGGTAGGCTTGATACACTTGAAGAGCCGCATCTTGGTAAACTATTAAATAAAATGAGTGTTGGAGCACCACAGGCGGAAAGGCCACTTAGTTTTGTAGATCCAAACACTCAACATTCTAGCGAAGGAGAATTAGAAAATGCTTAATCTAAATAATGCAAACGTATCAGATGCCCCACAAATGGAGCGAACATTAATTCCTGCGGGTACAGTATGTCGTGCAGTTGTAAATGTTAAACTTGGTGACATGGAAATTCCAGAGTTTGGGGTAGGCCAGTGGTTTAAGGCATCTCAAACATCTAAAGCAAAATGGATGGAGTTGGAGTTTACTGTCATTGGCGGTGAGCATGACAAACGTAAGTTCTGGGACAAAATCTTTGTCGATGGCGATAAGATGAGTCCAAACGGCATTCCAGTAACTAAAGAGATTGGTTTGTCCACTCTCAGAATGATTATTGAAAGTGCATTTAATATCGTTCCAACCGATACTTCAGCCGAAGCACAGGCTCGTAGACAAATCTCAGGAGTAAATGACTTGAATGGCATGGAGATTTGCGCTAAAGTTGGAATTGATAAAGGAACAAATGGATACGCGGATAAGAATAAGTTAACCGCAGCCATGACACCTAACCAAAAGGATTTTATCCCTTCTGGTCAAGCGCCAATGTCTCAGACACCTGCTTCAAGTCAGCAGATGGCGCAACCACAGCAACAGGCACAGCCCGTAGCTAGTGGTGCAGTACCAAGTTGGGCTAATCGCTAATCTAGCGGCACAGGTTTACTTCACCTGCTAGACCACCGAAGGGGAGCGGTGGGCCAAATACTCCCCCTCTTTTCTAGACAAATGGAGTCCCCAACATGTTACTGCGCCCCTATCAAGAGGCCGCTGTTAGTGATGCGTGTAAGGCATTAGATAAACACGGTAATACAATTGTTGTAGCACCTACTGGAGCAGGTAAGACAATTATGCTCTCCGCGCTCGTAGGTGAACGCTACAAAGACGGTAAAAAGATTTTGGTGATGCAGCACCGCGATGAGCTTGTAAATCAAAACAAGTCAAAGTTTGAGCGCATCAACCCATATATTACAACAAGCATTGTAAATGGCACAGTTAAGAACTGGGATGGTAATACAATCTTCTCAATGGTGCAGACAATCTCACGCGAGAAAAACCTAAGAGATCGCCCAAAATTTGATATGGTTGTTGTGGATGAAAGCCATCATGCAGCAGCCGATACATATTTAAAAGTTATTAACGCAGTTAAAAAAGACAACCCAAAGGCAGAGATTGTTGGCTTTACTGCAACACCGAATCGTGGCGATGGCAAAGGTCTACGCAGCGTTTTCAATAATTGCTCACATCAGATCGAAATCACAACATTAATTCGTGAAGGATTTTTGGTTTCACCTAAATCATATGTCATTGATTGTGGCGTAAAGGATCAGCTTAGTGGTGTAAGCCGCAAAGGTAATGACTTTGACATGGATGAAGTCGAAGCGATTATGAATCGCAAGGTTATTAACGAGGCTGTTGTTGATAATTGGATTGAAAAAGCAGGAGATCGGAAAACCGTTGTGTTCTGTAGCACAATTAAACATGCAGAAGATCTTTTATTAGAGTTTTTAGAGGCTGATATTAATGCTGAAATGGTTACAGGTGAAACTCCAAAGCCAGATAGGGCTAAGATCTTACATGACTTAACCTATGGCGAATTACGAGTTGTGGTCAACGTAGCAGTCCTTACAGAGGGTTTTGATGCACCTCCGCTGTCTTGTATTGTTTTAACAAGACCGTGTTCACAAAAGGGCACAATGGTTCAGATGATTGGTCGTGGTTTACGCACGATTGATCCAGAAGAGTTCCCTGGCATTGTCAAAACAGATTGTGTGGTTCTCGATTTCGGCACGAGTGTTCTTACTCATGGATCTCTTGAGGACTCAGTTAATCTTGATGATCGTGAGAAAGGTGAAGCACCTATTAAGAAATGTCCTAGTTGCGAAGCAGAAGTACCTATGGGCACAAAGATTTGTCCGTTTTGCGAACATGAGTTTCTCTCAGAGCAAGAAGAAAAAGAAGAACTAAGTGATATTCAAATGACTGAATATGACTTAATGAAAATGTCACCCTTCCGTTGGATTGATTTGTTTGGTGATGGCAGCTTGCGTATGGCGATGGGATTTGAGGGCTTTGTCGGGGTTGCAAACACATCAGGGTTATCTATCTCTTTTGGCAGGACGAAAAGTGGGAGAGTGCAGCTTAAAGTCCTTGCTGTAGGCGGTAGCGCACAGGCTACAGCAGCCGCAGATGATTTCTTGCGTGAGATAGAAGATGGCAGTGCCGCCAAGAAAACAAAGAGATGGCTAGATCAGAGAGCCACAGAGAAACAAATTGAGCATTTACGCAAGCAAGGTATTGAAGTTGGTTTAATGGACTTCTCATGGACTAAATACAGAGCCGCATGCATGCTTAATTTTATGTGGAATAAAACAGTAATTGAACAAGCAGTGGAGAAATACCTATGATACGTTGGGCAGTTTATGATGATGGTTTAAGAGTTTGGGACAATGGCAAACTTATTGCAGTTCTACCAACATCTGATTTTAAATATATTTTGTCTGATTTGGCGTTATGGTTAAGACATAACGATAAAGAGGAGCAAGAGGATGGCTAGGTTTGAACTCGTTTTATCATTAGCCAAGCGTAATGATGATAACGAATTATATACAGAAGAAACTGAATATGTTTGCTTTTGTAAAAACCTCAAAGATTTAGAGGAAATTACAGATACAGCAAACGAAGTTATCAAAGAAGAAATAGGCGAATCAGAGGAAGGCGAAGTTTTGTTCGGGTCAGCAGATGTTATCATAAACAATCTTACAGTTCTTATGCTGCAATACACGAATAGCGAACTTCCAAAAGATGAAATGAATGAAATAATTGATTTATTAACAGAACCACAAGGAGCAATACATTGATAGAAGAAAGAAAACCAATAGAAGAATTGGCGTTTATATTAGAAAAATTCGGATGGAACACCAAGTTTTGTGACCTAACAGAAGATCAAGTCTACACACTTATATTCGGATTACAGGCAGCAAAAGATATATCATCGGAGATTGAAATTGGGAA